GAAATCACGCAGATCGTGCTGCACTTGGCATACGGCAGGGTCACGGTGTCGAGCACCAGCTCCTTCACAGGAGTCGGCAAGCCTTCACCCACGAACGTGCCGGTCGTGCCGGCGGTCTGACGCGCCATGCGGATGTTGAACGGCACACGACGCAGGGCCGGCAGGCGCCCCAGGATCGTTTCGGCGCGCAGCAGTTCGATGAACTCGCTCGCCATGTCGTTCGCGTACACCAGCGGGCCAGCCCAGGTCGCGTCCGTGGTCGTGCCTTCCTGCGTGGCGGTCTTGATGACCATTGCCACCTCCGGCGTGTCCTTGAACTTGGTTTCGGCGATCCGCTCGGCGACCATCAGGTTGCCGCGCGAAGCGGCCAGGGCCATCGCGTAGCGGGTGAAGGACGTGCCCTTGGGCAGGTTGCGGCGAACCGAGATCGGGCCGGAACCGGCGATCTGCACCGCGCCCTCGCCCATGCCGGTGTTGCTCTGGACCGGGGTGGCCTTGGTCAACATCAGCGCTTCGTGCTTGGTCAGGGTTTCGATGGTTTCGTCGCACGACTTGATGTCGGCGGCGAACTGCGCGTCCTGCTCGGTTTCGTGCTCGTCCATCGACCGGCCTTCTTCGACGATGGCCTTCGAGACAAGGGCTTGCTTCTGCTCGATGAGCGAAGCGCGTTTGGTCTGGAACTCGGCCAGACGTTCGGCAATGGTTGCCATGATGAGTATTTCCTTTTCGGGTTTCAGTTGAGGTAGACGACGCCTTTGCGCCGAACGGTTCCCGAAACGCCGGGAGAGGAATCAAGCCGGACGATGGTTTTCGACTTGGCACCTAACGCGGCGCGTCGAAAAACCATATCGGCAGACTTGATCGCGGTGATCGAACATTCCTGGTTCGCAGGAATCGTGACGCAGCTCAACTCGAGCCACGACCACTTGATGAACTTGTACCCGCCGGTATCCATGCGGGAGTGTTCAAGGGAATTGAATCCAATGGACAGGCCGCGAACCAACTTGGCCTTGAGCATCTGCCACGCCATATCGATGCGATCCTTCAAGGCGCCAGCATCCGAGATATTGGCGATCTCACCCTGGATCTCGATGCCCTTGCCGTTCACCGAGGCCGCAGTCACCCAACCAATCGGGTCGTGCGAGTTGTGCTGCCACAGCAAAGGCATTGGGAGTTTGTAGACGGCACCCTTGGGTTCCACGATGTCGCCCATCGAATCCGTCACAGGCGTCGAGGCAATACCGGAAAACTTGCGTTTGCCGTCTTGTTCCTGCATCCCCTTGATTTCCAGGGTGCTATAGGCTCGGTTCATGGTCATGTTTGTCTCGATAGTCTAAACGAACATCAGTTGATACTTCTTTTCCGGCTCGGCGGCGTTCGGCATAACCCCAACGGCCATTGCCAACGCAACCATGCCGTCGATCCGTTTCGTGTCCTGCCGCTTGTCGAACTTGCGAGCCCCGGAATCCCCCGTAACGCGGGCGTTTGCAGCGCACATGGTCAATATCGGATGGTTTCCGTGCTTCAAGGCCGAATTCAGCAAGCGAACCTCGAGTTCTCTCAAGGCGGGCGTCATGCTGACGAATCCCTGCCCGAACTCGACGAACTTCGCCAGCTCGCGCTCGTTGAAACCGGCCTGCTCGAGCCAGGGTTTCAGGAACCTCATGTTGTATCGGTCGAAAGCGATCTTCTGGACATCGCAGCGGTCGAACAATCCCCGCAGGTAATCGGCGACGAACCGATATTCGATGGCCTTTCCAGGGGTGGTGATGAGGTGCCCGTCCTTCTTCCACACATCCCAGGGAACGTGATCCTTCTTGGACTTCTCCACCAGGCCATATTCCGGCAACCAGAACGTGCAGTGGACATCCCCGGTATCGGACACCAGAGTCAGCGCGGTCAGGTCGTTGACGCTGGACAAGTCCAGGCCGGCATAGACCTTCTGCCCGCTCAACTCTGCCGGGATACCTCCGTTGGACTGCCAGATCGACTTGGAAACGAATGGGCTCGACGCCTCGACCCGTTGGTTCAGGCTGTAATTTCGGAATTGGGCCTCGTTGGCCGGCATCTCGATTGCCATCCGGGACTCAGCCTCGAGATCGGCGATGGCCTTGAACTTCCCAAGAGCCGGGTTGGCGATGTACCACGCCCGCTTGTCGTCCAGGGCACAGTCCTCGTCAGCCGAATACAGGTGCGAGATGACCCTAGGATCAGGAGCGACCTTCTGCGAGTCGAGCCAGATCGAAAACAGGTCGGCATCGGTCGGCGCCTGGGTCGAGATGGCGATCAGCAGCGGCTCGGAATACGCCCCTTGCGAGGTGGTGATCGCGGACACGAACTCGTCCCTCGGCCCCCGAACCTGCCCAACTTCGTCCAGGATCGCCAGGACGGGAGAAAGACCAAAGGCCGTCTTTCCCTCGGCAGACAGTGCCTTGTAGGTGACATTGCGGGAGATCCCGATCAACTTCTTGCCTGACGGGATGATCTTGACCAACCTGGACAGACGATCGTTCAGGTGGATCATCTTGCAGGCCAGGTCAAACACCAGCGCCGCCTGCTCCCGAGACTGAGCCCCGGAAATTATCTGGGTGTTCAACCGCGCTTCCGGGCCGACGATGTGCGCCAACAAGATCCCGGCGATCAGGCCGGTCTTGCCGTTCTTCCGGGCGATGGACAAGTAGGCCCGCCTAGTCCCGAACGGGTTATCGTAGATTTCCAGGATGAACTTGCGCTGGAAGGGCTCCAGCCGCATCGGCTTGCCGGTCAGATCGCCCTCTGGAACCTGGCAGAACGTCTCGATGAAGGCGCAGACCTTCTCGCCCCGAGTCATCATGCCAGTAACTCGTCCTCGGCAATTTCCTGCTGCAGCTCACGCGCCTGCTTCTCGATCTTGCGTCGACCGATCTCGCTGCGGGGATCTCCAACCACCTTGCCGCCCATCCGCAACGTCCGCATCAGGGCCATTTCCCGGCGGGCCAACTGTTCGAGCACCGCCACACGGGCGTTTGCGACCTTGGTCCCACGGTCGTTCGTCACCACCATGCCCTCGCTATCAAGCTCGGCGGACTCATTCTCAATGTCGAATTGACACCGGGCCAACTGTGCCGCTACAACGAGATCAGTATCTGTCCACTCATCTCGCGCCCGCGCGCACAATATCCCGTCCCAGAATGGCTTATCCCCAGGACGTAGTCTGACGTGAGACGGGCACCTTGGCGGACCCTTGGCGGCATTGACCATCGCTTGCACTGAAGCCTCTGCGGTATCTGTACGGTCCCTATTCGTTTTCATTGAAAGCCCCGTGGAAGAAAACAATTCGTATTTTGCCTATCAAATAGGCAAGCCGCTATTCAGTCGTCCACATGGGTGCAGAACTTGTGGGGCTGACATCAAAGACAGGCAGAAAAACGCTAGGTATTGCTTGCAATGCTTGGGCAAACAACGATGTATGTTGGCACATTGTGAGCACTACCTAGTAGGTTTTACTAGTCTGTGTAGCAAGCACAGGTTGAGATTTCTCGCGCATGGTGCATACGAATTGCCAAAACGCGCAGAACCGCAATGCGAACACTGCCATCGAACCTATAAATCGAACACAAAAAATATACGTTTCTGTTCTCGGAAGTGTCATTACGACTTCAAGCTGGATAGAAGTCCCAGTTTTTTCGTTTGCGTGCAGTGCGGGGTCCAGTCATATCGACGACTAAGCGGCAGGAACGCAAAACTAGGGTACAGAAACAAGTTCTGTTCCGCAGAGTGCCGTAAACAGCACGACTCGGCAAACACGACTGCTCCAAAGTGCAACCACTTTGCTCGTTACTGCACGGTCTGCATGACAGCATTCGCCACCAGATACGAGTCAAAAACACAATGCATCGCTTGCGTTGCCAAGCTAAGTGCGGATAGAAGTAGGAAGCGCTACCAGCAAAAAACGGCGGCTAACATAGAAACAACGACCTGCAAAGAGTGTGAAGTGCAATTCACGCGACTTAATGGGAAAAAGCTATTTTGTTCTCGAAAGTGCACCACTCGTCACCACAAAAGAATACATAGGGCAAAGCGAAGATCACTGCTCAAGAACACAGCCGCCGAACTTGAGAACGTAAATCCATTTGTTGTATTCACCAGGGACAAATGGACTTGCTACATCTGTGGTGTGCACACGCCTCGCAAATTACGCGGATCGTATGAAGATAACGCTCCAGAATTGGAACACATCGTCCCACTTTCTCGCGGGGGATTGCATACCTACGGCAACACAGCTTGCGCGTGCAGAAAATGCAACCACAAGAAAAGCACTCGCTTCGGGTCAGACATCAACACGACACACTGATTCCGCTGTACCAATTTAGCGGCGAATTGGGGGCGACCACGTTAAGAGAGG